TGCGTCATTTATGACAATTGTGTTTCCATTTACAAGTGTACCTGAAGTTGCTGTACCTTCGATTGTTGGCCAACTAGTGTGCCAAGAAGTTGAACCTACTTGCACCCAACTACCTTCATCATTTTTGTAGTAAATTGGATTAGTTACAGCAGTAGTGTTAACCGCATACTGACCTATTTGGCCATAACTTGTTTTTGGTATTCCTGTTGTTACATTTCCAACTAGATTACTTTTTGATGTAATGAATTTTGGTGTTATTGTAGTAAATGATTGATTTGTTTTTGACCATTGGAAAAGTCCAATAGTTGAACTTGCTAAGTCAAACCAGTATGTACCATCATCTGGTCTTTCAGTTGGTGCTGATGTTGATCCTACTAAATCAGATAAGTTTACATTTGCTCTAAGAATAAACGCTTTGTTGGCAACCCCAAGGAATGAGTAAGCCGCTTGTAAACCGTATTCGTTTAGTTCGTAACCATTTAATGCTCCGCCTGACGAATCAGTGTAAAATTTTGGATCACCAAATGTTTCTGTTAATTCTCTTTGTGATGAGATCAAGAAAGCACTATTGGCGTTTGCTGTCTGTGTGCCAGACGCGGTGCCATCATTTGCTCCGTTTCTTTTATCTTGACCTGATGCTACTATTATAAGTGGAGTTGTACCCGCATCTGATGGTACGTAAAAACTTTCATCAATTACTGAAACGTTTACTCCTGGACTTGTTAATGTTGCCATATGTTTAATTCTCCTTGCAAGGTTCGTTAATGCTATTTATAGTTAATACGGTAAAACGCATTAAAACTAGCATGAATTTTGGTACCTATATAGGGCACGTAAATAAGTGTAATGAAAAGACCACTATGTAAAACATGTAGAAATAAGCCTAGGGCCTATGCGTATAGGAAGGGCAAAACGATATATTGGAGAAGTCGTTGCGACAGTTGTATAAGACAGAAAAACAAATTTAAGACTGGATATGCGGCAAAATGGTTCAAATCCGGATATCGTAAAAAAAAGAGATGTGAACTTTGTGGATTCAAACAAATCAGTCAGGCACAGATGGATGTGTACCACGTAGATGGGAATCGTAATAATACATCTGTGTACAATTTAAAAACTATTTGTGCTAATTGTCAAAGACTTAAAAGTACTCAGGATTTGGGATGGCAGATTGGTGACTTGGAAGTAGATGGGTAGTCATATCATATATTTGTTTGTGCAATGATTCAATAGTGTGTGTATTTTCTAAAACATAATCATAGTCTGTCCCAATCCAATCCCATTCACTTTGATGAGCACCGGACTCGATCATACTTTGTCTGTTAGGTATTTCGGTCCTTTTTACAAGGACTATCTTGCCGCCTTTTGCTCTGATTTGCTTTATTTCATTTACAAATCTAGTGTCTGAAATTACTGTGTTAATGCCTTTATACCTAGCCATGCATGAATCAACCCAAATGCTGTCTAACATGTGACCCCTACAAACTTCTGTACCAAAATATTGCAATACCCAACGAGGCGTCACAGGTTTTCCAAAACGTTCACTCCAAAATTTATCTGGTTGTTCTCTCCAATGCCGGCTTGATGCCGTATTGCCTTCTAGCATTTCTCGATCCCAGCCAAAAATACTTGCTGTTGCATCTTTTAAACTTTGTGCAAATGAATCTCTCTTAAAGCCGTGGTGCGACACCAATCGTTCTGCAACGGTGTCTTTACCAGAACCAATTAATCCAACCAAACCTATTAACATAAGTTTAGTATTTTAACAGTTCTTCATTCTTTTTTCAAGTTCTTTCTTGATTTCCTTTATGGCTTTAAGCATATGATTTGTAATCAGCCAGTTTGGTCCGGCCTTTAACAATGTTTCAAGTCCGATTGTTAAATGCTTGAGTTGTCCATATGATAGTTTGGAAAGTTTTGAGAAGTATTTGTTTTTTGCCATGATATTTGCCTTTCTTGTGCCTTTAATTTACAACTTTATTTAATATATTAGCAGTTTGAATTAACCTATAACAAAACTGTGAGGAGTGCCACCCTCAGCAAAGTTTCCTATCTCGGCATCTAATCTTTCGATCTCAGCCAAGCCTTGTTGTTTAAGTTCACCGCCATTTAAAGTGGTGCCACCTTGTGGCCCCGCTATGGTATTGAATTTTCCTCTTGCCTCACCAAGCATGGTTTTGCAAACTGCCAAAGTGTAGTCCCTGATCCATGGTTTGGAGTAGATGTCTTTTAGCAAAGTTATGTCAGGCCTAAAGTTATCTGTATGCATGAGGATTGTTTCATCATCTGCTCTTGGCCTTTGCGTGATTGTCAGTTGTTTTGTTGCATTGTCGTAATGAAACTGTATAAATGATCCAAATAATTTGCCCACTAATTCTTGGTATGATGCAAAAGCATAGTAAGTTGCAAGTCCACCTGTGGCTCCTGCTCTAAGTAGATATGTGTTGGTGTATGCTAAATTAAATGGTTCGAATAATGTACCACCTTCGCCGCCTTCTGTCCTAGAACCTACTGTTCTTCTAAACAACTTTCTCACATTAATAACTTCATCTGGCAAAATGTATTTGTTTTGATTTTCTTTCAGTTCAAGAAAAGCGTATGATTCTTCAACGGCATTTGATGAACGTTGCCTGTATCTGTTGATCGCCCGTTCTAGAGCGGTTTCATAGTGTTTTGGATCTAATTCAACCTCGATCATGCCTTCACCTAGGTTGTTTTTTACATAATCAAACACTTCTTGTTGCATGGTTTGTAGTTCTGACATACTGATATTTATTGCCTTTGCCTATACAATAAATATGTGTGCTATGCCACGACTATCAATTTTTAAGCCTGAAAAAGGCAATGATTACAAGTTTTTTGACCGTAACATCAAAGAGATGTTTACGGTAGGTGGCACTGATCTTAATCTACACAAATACATTGGCCCACACAGGCAAGGTGACACACAAAAGGATGGCGCGGCTTCGCCTACATCACCAAACTATTCACCTAGTGAAATCAATGAGAGAACCATACAAGATTTATTATTTTTAGAAAACAGAGACAGAAAATACGAGGATGATATCTACACAATTAGGGGTATCTATAACGTTCAGGATATTGATTTTAATCTTAGTCAGTTTGGCATGTTTTTACAGAACGACACACTTTTTATGACAGTACATTTAAATGATTGCGTAGAAAGGATAGGTAGAAAGATCATGTCAGGAGATGTTATTGAATTTCCGCACATGAAAGATGATTTTAGTTTAGATGCATCAATACCAATCGCATTAAAAAGATATTACGTTGTAGAAGATGTAAATCGAGCCGCAGAAGGATTTTCACAAACTTGGTGGCCACATTTACTTCGAGTAAAACTTAAATCATTGATTGATTCACAAGAATTTAGAGATATCATAGGTGATGCTACAACTGATGGCTCTTTGGCAAGTTACATGAGTACATTTAACAAAGAGAAAGAAATTAATGACGCTATTGTTAATCAAGCAGAAGCAGATGCGCCTAAATCAGGCTTCAATTATAAACAATATTATGTTGCCCCAATTGATGAAAGAGGAAACATCAGAACTGATAATGTTAATACAGAAGAACAGAGAGCAAGTTCAGATAAAAAAGTTAATGCTGTTATAGATACACCAGCAAGTTCACATTATGGATTTTATTTAGATGGAGATGGCGTGGCGCCTAACGGTCACCCTGCCGGTTTTGGAACTAGTTTCCCTAGTAGCGGCACTGACAAAGGAGATTATTTTTTACGAACAGACTTTTTGCCTAATAGACTGTTTAGATATGATGGTTTACGTTGGGTGAAAATAGAAGATAATGTAAGAATTACTAAGACTAACACTGATAGCCGTGCTAATTACAAAACAAAATTTGTTAATCAATCGGGTACTACAACTATAAACGGTTTAACTGTCGAACAAAGACAAGCATTAACAGATGCATTAAAACCAAAGGCTGACAATTAATGTTACATTTTTACGAAGGACAAATTAGGAAATTTCTTACACAATTTATAAGAATTTTAAGTAACTTTAGTGTAGAAACTGGCAAAGGCACGGACGGATCTGTAAAATTAAGAGCAATACCTGTGATGTATGGAGATATGACAAGGCAGGTTGCAAACATTATAAGGAACAATTCTGAAAATGCTTTACAATATGCACCAAGGATGTCTGCCTACGTAACATCGTTAGATTATGATAGAGAAAGAATGCAGAATCCTTATCATATAGAAAAACAACATTTGAAAGAAAGAGAATTTGATGAAGCAACAGGCGAATACACAGATAAACTAGGTGCTGGTTATACAGTTGAAAAAGTTATGCCTTCTCCTTTTAGATTAAACGTTGCATGTGATATCTACACAACAAATACAGATCAAAAGTTACAAATATTAGAACAAATATTATATCTATTCAATCCAGACTTTGAAATACAAAAATCAGACAATTATATTGATTGGACAAGTTTAAGTTATGTTGAACTTACAGATATTACTTTTAGTTCAAGGACAATACCTGTAGGCGCTGATTCGGAAATAGACGTGGCTAGTATTAAATTTAGTATGCCGATATGGTTATCTCCTCCTGTAAAAATTTCAAAACTAGGTGTGATACAAAAAATTATAATGAGTATCTATGACGATGATGGTGGTATTGCAAAAGGTCTGATAGACGGAGACTTAATATCAAGAAGTTATATTACACCAAATAATTTCAATCTACTTTTGACAGGAAATCAATTGAGATTAATAGGATCTACAGGCACTAGTGTTAAATCTGGAGGAGATGGATTTTATACTGGAGCAAAAGAACCAAGCAATTTTGATCCTCTTGAACCATTCGGGCCACCAGTAAATTGGAATGTGCTTTTAAATCAATATGGAAAAATAACAAACGGAACTAGTCAAATAAAATTACAACAGCCTGGAGGTAATGAAATAGTTGGTACTATTTCTACTACTCCACTTGACGAAACAATCTTATTGTTTAATATAGATAACGATACTATTCCTGCTAATACATTAACAAACGTACTAAAAGTTATTAATCCTTTGACTTTTAATCCAGACAGTCCAAGTGATGGAGATAGATATTTAATCACAGATGATGTTGGTGATTCCACTAATACATTTGATGCAAGTGCTTGGGGCAATTTAAGAGCCAGTGTTAATGATATTATTCAGTATAATAGTAGCACAAGCAAATGGGGT